CCTCCTGTATCGCTTTTAGATATGTGGGTGATACGAAGTTATCGTATACTGCTATATCAATTTTCCTCATAGGTTGAATCAGGTTCTAGAGCAATGAGGTAAACAACTCCATCGGAGGATACCCACTGACTAGCACCAGACTTACTGATCCTTACATTATAACCTGTGATAGCATTACTATATTCTAACTTGTAGATGTTCTCTGCCTTCAAGTTAAAAGAGAATGTAGCATCAGTTGTACCAACACCAATAGAGTATGTGTTAGATGATGGGTTCTCTCTATCTCTAATCTCAATAGAGACTCTACCATTCTTACCTATGACAGCAATGTCTTCTAAGTGTCCATAGATTGATAGAGCATTCCTGATCCTGTTAAGGTCAGAGGTGTCTAGATCAAACTCACAATCTATACTAGGTAACTGTGGGAACTCAGCAGGAGGTTGCTGTACGATAGAAGGATCAGCAAAGAAATATTTTGCCTGTGTCCTATCAGTTTTAACAGTAACGTATGCTTCGTTGTCAAAGATAAGATCCCCTTGGTTGTCTGTAAGACTCATGACCTTGAGGAACTCGTCTAGATCATAGATGGCAAAGTCCTGTGGGAATGATTCTTCGATAGGTGTCTTAGCAAGAACATTCTTTTGGATTGATAAAGAAGAAATTTCATTTCCTTCTTTGAATTGGATCGACCTATTAATCTTTGACATATTGGTCAAGATCCTGATGGTGCGATCAGAAAGTTTCATAGGGTTCAGAGATGCTGTCACGTGATTTTTCAGTAAAATGATATAAGAGTACGCAATAATGAATTGCTTTAAGAATGTCCCTGCTAGGGAATCCCTTCTTATCGTATCGAGACAAATACTTAATAGCATTTGAACGACAGAAAGCAGGGGCATCGCCCACTGCTTCGATAAGATCTAGAGTCTGTACGTTTGTCTTGTCTGAGGTGTAATGACCCTTGTAGGTGCTAGTGATATAATCCATAGCATCCTTGAGTCCTTGATCCTCATTGTACTTACAACGTAGGGTATTGTCTTCAATACCCATTGTTTTTTCTTCGATGCTTTCGATAGATTGTCGTAGCATTTGCGTTGCTGATTCTTTGTCCATAATCTATACTACACTGTTGTTCCCACTTTGTCAACGTCAGAGTTGAACTCAACGTCAGCATCCACTTTGTCATACAACTCTTGGAATGCTTGCTTAGTCTCGTCATCGAATCTGTTGATACAAGTAGAGATTGCTTTTGCCTTATCGTTGAAGATAGCATATGCCTTGGCAATGTGTACAAGTCTACGTGTTGAGATGACTTCATCAATACCACCATCCTTGAATGTTCTACGGATGATGTCTGCCCAATCACATAGGTGCTTGATGTAACCCTTATCTTCACAGTGGAAGGCAAGAATCTTTGCTTCGGTTACAGGTGTGGGATACTCCTGCTCGAATGTGATAGGGAATCTCTCAAGGAATGCTTCGTTCAATACGTTAGTACCTACGAATCTTCCGTCATCAGATCCCTTACCTTTAGTGTTAGCAGTAGCGATCACTGTGAATCCTGCTGCGGGTCTCACATACCTACCGATCTTCTTAAGGAAGACACCCTTGCCTTCTAAGATAGATTGTAGACATAGTACCTTGTTAGATGCTAGGTCTACCTCGTCAAGTAATAGAACAGCACCCTTCTCAAGTGCTTCTATGACAGGACCGTTATGCCAAACAGTGTCCCCATCAACAAGACGAAAACCACCAATAAGATCATCTTCATCGGTTTCAATAGTAATGTTTACACGGATCAACTCACGATTCAACTGAGCACATGCTTGCTCAACTGAATAAGTCTTACCGTTACCAGATAGACCAGTAATAAACATAGGGTAGAACTGCTTAGATCTCAAGACTTTCTTGACATCGTTGAAGTTACCGAATGGTACGAACTCAGCGTCCTTAACTGGAACTAAGTTTTGTACAACTGTCTGCTCTGTTTTTAGTGTAGCAGATGTTGTAGGAGTTGTCGAGGGTGAAGCAACAAATGTGTCTTCAAGTGCCTGTCTCTGTGAAGCAAGAGACGCAAGATTCCACTTACCTTTAGTGTTAGGTACTTTGTACTTCTTAAGTTGCTTTGCGATAGTAGAGTAACGAATACCTACCTCTGCGATGTACTCATTGACTTGAGTAGATGTTACGTTGTTACCGTAACGTGATTGTAGTTCTTGTGCTCTGTTCTTAGAAGACATAATGTTGTGTGAATTGCTTATGTAATAATAATATAGCCTTCTGTACCACTTGTGAAGCTATTGTAGACACTTATTTTATTGTCACATCTGATCCACCATAGGTGCCAAACTTACCACGGATGAATACGTCGAATGCTACTGCGTATCTCTCTCTGTCCGTTAAGTTTTTCTCTACGTTATGTATAACCTGACTAGGAAAAACTACCAACATACCATTCTCAGGTTTCAATCTCCAGTTCTGTTGTGTGTATTGATTAAAGAAGTCTACGTCAGGAGATAGGGTAGGCATAAAACAATTAGTATAATGCTGTCCTTTTTCTATGACCAGATCTCCACTATGCTCACTCACATCTAGGTAGTATATACCTGAGAATATACTATTCATATGACAATGATTCTGTGCCCAGTCGTTAGGCATATGTTTGATACCCCATGCTCTACACACATCAATGTAAATGTATTGTGATACCTTTAATTGTTGATGGGCAAAGTATTTTACTGCGTCAGATATCTCATGCTTAAGTGAACGTAATTCTTTGTTGCTGAATATGTCTCTAGACCTAGAGATATACCCATTGTCCATGGATGTTCTATCATATTCTAGTGTCTTTACAAAATCCAACCACCCCTGCTTCAGAGGTATTTCACTCTGGAAGACAGGGGTAGGGAATAGACTATGTACCTGTGGTCTCATGCTATAACTGAGATAAACTCATTCAATATTCTCTTAGATGAAGTCTTACCTTTTTGTGACCTCTTGAATGCTCTGGAGATGTCTTGCTTACGTGCGTCCTCTTTGACAGTGAACTCATTGTCAGATTCATCTAGAGTTGTTGTATGTATATAGAGAGATCTGGTGTATGAAGAATCGTGGTCGATGAATGACTTGTGCTTTCTCCACTCTGACTTTACCTTCTCCTTCTTATCGAAGTCCATGTCCCATGTCACTCTGTTGAACTCATGACCAGAGCATAGTCTGATAGAGATAACGTTAGTGCTAGGGAAGTTATCCTTTAGGTTCTCAACAAAGATGTCTGTGTGACTTGAACCATAGTAATCGTAACCGAATGTCTTGTAGATTCTACCTACCTTACGGTCACGTAACTGACAATCAGAGATGTTACCTGATACAAGTTTGTCGTAGTCATAGTGACCCCACTTCTTGTTTCTCATGATGTATGAACCTTCTCCGTCAGTTAGGTTAATGATGTGTGACTTCTCTACATTGTTCTTCTTGATGAACTGAGGAAGAATCTGCTTCATTGAGATGATTGCTTCGTTAAGTGGTGTACCTGATAGGTATAGAGGGTAAGGTACATTGTAACGTGAGTGTCTATATGTCATGCTGAAGGCAAGTCTGAACATATACTTCATAACTTTGTCAAGATCCTTAGTCTTGAGTTGACTAGAAGCAAAGTTGAGCATGTTGAATCCTTCGATGATAACTTCATCCTCAACAGGGCAGTCAACTCTCTGTGGATCCTTACGATTCCACTCATTAGTGAAAGCATATACCTCGAATGGAATGCCTGTCTTCTTACAGAACTGGACTAGGTTTAGCAACTGCTTCATGGTGCTGAAGAGTACGTTTGACATTGAACCAGACCAATCTAGGTTGAAGATTAGACCATGATTCTTACCGTCAGGTGTGATTGCGATCTTCTTGAAGATGTCATCGTTGTACTTGTACTGGAAGAGTTTAGATGTGTCAAGAACACCTGTCTTAGACACTGATGTACGTGCGTATGCTGAAGCACTCTTCTTCATCTCGAACTCTTTGACGAGATAGTTTACTTCCTTCAATGATTGTGTTTTATATTTCTTCCACTCTGCGTCTATCTCTGCGAACTCAAAATGATCGTGCTCTCTCCAGTAAGACTCAAGGCACTCAACCCATGTGTCAACTGAAACGATAGTCTTCTCTAGATTGATCTCTGGAAGAGTAACGTATGTGATAGGAGCAGACTCGGTGTCAACAAGGTTTTGGATTGATTCTTCTAGGATTGAATCTGTAACTGCTTCCAAGTCATCGCCATAAGTCTTACCACTTGTAGCACCTTTTCCTGCGGGTGCTGCGGGTGAGGGAGCACTCTCCTGAGACTCCTCAGACTTTTGACCGTCTTCTTGTTCTGCGGTAGGTGCTTCTGTTCCCTGCTCGTTAGATTCTTTTGATTCTGTTGGTTCCTGCTGTGAGGATTGGATCTTGTCACCACTACCTTGTTGGGGTAACTCTAGAGGAGTACCCTCTTGTTGTGCTTCGGTCTGGGAGGTTGAGTCCGAGACCTGTTCCTTCTGATATTTAGCGATACGTGCTGCTAAATCTTTAACTTCTTCAAATGTCTCAACAGTTGCTGCTTCGTCTCTGAATGCGATCTCTTGAGCGTTGTTGAATGGTAGGTTCCAGAATGCTCCGACCTTATAGAATAGATTGATGCGGTCAATGAGAGCAAACTCTTCTAGGTCACGGAACTGTAGTTGAAAGAAGTCTTTCTTGTTGATATCTTTGTAACCATTGTAGAATGTCTTAGGAAGTCCTGCGTATCTACGCTTCATTAACTTCTCAACACGTACATCTTCAATAACATTGACGTATGAAAGAGGAACCTTACCTACGAAGTCAAACTCATTAGGTGTGTAGAGTGCGTGACCTACCTCATGAGCAATGAGCATGTCGATGACAGATGCTTCTGCCTTTTCCCACATTGGAAGAGTCAAAACACGCTTCTCTACATCAAATTGTGCTGTTTCTACCTGTCTGTGCTCAACGATTAGATCTTCCTGAGCGAGGAGTTTAGCGAGTGTGCCTTTGACTTCTAACATTTGGTTTCCTGTGTCTGTATATCTACAGTATAATAAAAAAACCGCCCCTTGGGACGGTTTAGTAGACACTTTGTCAACTGGTTGCGTCTGGCACGTGCTTGTCGTAGTGCCTGAGGCTTTAGTGTTCTCTTTTGTGGTTTCTTTGAATGATGCTGCCAGTTTGGAACTCGCATAACGACCTCCTAAAGTGTGTTTGCCTCAATATTTAGTAAAGAGGGAGGTTGGATTCCTGTGTACCAACAAACAACGGGCATTACTACAGTAGTAAATACGTTGTTGCCTGAGTCCTA